CTGCGCAGCGAGGATCCCTGGTGGGAGCGCCACAGCCCCGCCAACGGCTACGGCTGCAAGTGCAAGAAGTTCGCGGTCTCCGTACGCCAGCTGCAGCGGCTGGGCAAAGACGGCCCCGATGCCGTCCCGGAAGACAGCTACTACGAGCACCTGGACAAGCGCACCGGCGAGATCCGCCAGGTGCCCCAGGGGATCGATCCCGGCTTCGACGCCCGCCCCGGGGCGAGCTGGCTGCGCCACAGCACCCCGCGCTTCGTCGAGCAGTGGCCCAAGAGCGCGCAGTCGATCCCCATCGGGCCGGCCGCCAAGCCCGAGCTGCCGCCGCCCACCCGGGTGGATGAGGCGCTGCTGCTGGCCGACGGCCTGACCGATGGCGACTACCTGGAGGCGTTCCTGGGCGAGTTCGACGCGGGGCCGGAAGGTCGTCTGTTCAGCGACCTGCTGGGCGAGCCTCTGGCGATCAACGACCAACTGTTTCGCGATGCCGCCGGCACCCTGAAGATCAGCAAGGACGGGGTGCGCCACCGCTACCTGCGGCTGCTGGCCCGCGCCATCCAGACACCCGACGAGGTCTGGGCGCTGCTGGAGCCGGACGCCGCCACCCCCGGCAAGTATCGAATCAAGCGGCGCTACATCGCCCGCTGGGAACTGCTGCAGTCGGGCCAACCGGTACACGGTTTCTCGGCGTTCGAGTACGGCCAGGGATTATGGACGGGCAGCACCGTGTTCACGCCCTACAGCACCCGGCAGGGGCAGCGGGTACCGTCACGGGATGCCTATCTGGAGAAGCAGCGGGAAGGGGTGTTGCTCTACCGCCGGGGGGATGAAGACGCGTGAGCAGGTGCGATCGCTCCGCCGTTCACACCCTCTCAACGGTTCTTTGGGCGCACCTCGGAGTGCTATAGGCCGTTAGAGAATGCTCACGCGCTAATTAGTATAGAGGAAGGGGACATGGCCGGTACACAGATCCAGATCGAGCACAACAGCGACGCCATCCAGCAGGCCCTCAACCAGCTGCTGCAGCGCGGCGGCGACGCCAGCCCCGCCATGGCCGAGATCGCCGAGTTCCTGCACCGCCAGACCCGCGACCACTTCGATCAGGAGCAGGCCCCCGACGGCACCCCCTGGGCGCCCCTGTCCGAAACCACCCAGGCGTTCCGGGCCGAGGCCGGGGTGTCGGTGAACCGGATCCTCCACCAGTCGCTGATGCTGCGCGATCAGATCCACCCCTTCTGGGGGGCGAACGAAGCAGGAGTCAGCACCGGCGGCAATACCGAACCCTACGCCGCCATGCAGCAGTTCGGCGGCACCACCAGCCCACAGAGCATGATCCCCGGCAAGAAGATTCCGGCGCGCCCCTACCTGGGGCTGGGCGAGGTGGACGAGGATGGGGTGCTGGATATCCTGGGGGCGTTTCTGCTGGGTAATGTCTGAGGCGCTGTAATCGTTTCTGCCGGCGTTTGGGGTTGTGGGGTCGGCATGGGTGGCGGTTTGGCGCGATCGTCGCGTCTACCCCGTTTAATGGGTGTTTAATGGCGATGTCTTTGCTAAGGTTGCGGGGTGATTATCAGCAAGACGGGTTCGGATAGATCAGATCCGCTGTCTAACGCCATTGATACCCCCCTAGCAGATACTTTATGGCGCTCGGTTCGAGCAAACGCTGCCTTAAGGATGAAAAATGTCACCAAGATTAACTATAGCCTTTATCACTCTGTTAGTTACCGGTTGCATCCAAACATCCCCTATGATGTCTGATAAGAATCATATGGATATCATAAAGAACTTTATCAGTCATGAACGCTGGCGCGGCGCGTTTACCAATATAGAGAGACGATTTCTACTCGCAGATAATCCAAGTAAATCCTTTCCACTCTTGAGCCAGCACCCACAGATACTGATCGAAGGTGCTGTGGATGCGTATGAAAGAGGCTGTGAATATCAGGCAAAAAGCATTGCGGAAAAACGCTTAAAGATGCTTTCCACTCTCGAGCAAGAGGGGTTTATGGTTCATAACCTGCGTTCAATAATAACGCGATGCGAGAAAGAGCGAGCAGGGCGTGATGCTACACAGGAAGAAGAAAGGCGAAAGCAACTAGCAATAGCCGAAGAAAAGAGGCAGATCGAAAAGCAGCGAGAGCTGGCTAGGCTTCTGGAACTACAGGATGCGAAAGATGGAGCTCTCATCGTCTGCAATACGCCTCAGCTTTGTCAAAAGGTATTTTCTTTGGCTCAAATATTCGTTCACGAAAACGCATCGAAAAAAATTCAAATTGCGACTGAGACTATCATAGAGACATATAATCCAACCGAAGTGTTTGATATAGGTATGACTGTTTACCGCCTGCCTCGTGACAGTACCGAGGCGATTGCATTGAACATCAATTGCAAGGGCTCGAATGGTCCCAACAAAGCTACGTGCCAGCTACAAGAGATAGAGCTATACCGTCAGTTCAAGCCGTTTATAAGGGGGTTCGTGTCTCTAGATTTATAGAAATGGAAATAGGAACGGAATCTCTACTCTTTTGCCATTGATCAGTCCCCTGATCAAAACCACTAAAACCCTTTAAACCCAGCCCCGCACCCCATGCCGCCACAATGGCGGCATGAATCAACACGCCCCCACCTCAATCGCCCTGGCCACCCTGGCCGCCCGCTCCGATAACCAGATCGGCCTGGTCGCCCTGGCGCTGGATCTGACCGCCGCCCATGACGGCTGGCAGCAGCTGCTTCCCGCCGGGCACTTCACCGCGATCGACGGTCGCCCTTTCGACGTGGCCGGCGGTCAGTGGTTTATCGACGCCGCGACCGCCGAGCGCCTGATCGCCCGGACCGCGGCCGCCGCCAACGACCTGGTCATCGACTACGAGCACCAGACCCTCTACAGCGAACAGAACGGTCAGCCAGCGCCCGCCGCCGGTTGGTTCAAGTCCGAGATGGAGTGGCGCGAAGGCTCCGGCCTGTGGATCAAGCCGCGCTGGACGCCCCGCGCCCTCGATTTCATCAAGAACGGCGAGTACCGCTACCTATCCGCCGTCTTTCCCTACGACAAACAAACCGGCCAGCCACTGGCGCTGCACAGCGCCGCCCTGGTCAACCGCCCCGGAATCGACGGCATGCAGGCGGTGGAAGCCCTGCGCGGCCAGATGAACCTCAAACCCACGGAGACCCCTGCTATGAATGAAACCCTGCGCAAACTGCTGGCCCAGCTCGGTATCGAGCTGAGCGACGGCGACACCCTCACCGACGACCAGGGCGCCGCCGCCCTCAGCGCCCTGACCGCCCTCAAGGCCCAGGCCACCCAGACCAACACCCTGGAGGGCGAAGTGGCTGCCCTCAAGGCCCAGGCCGGCAGCGTCGACCTGTCCAAATACGTGCCCGCCGTCACCTACAACGCCCTGGTCACGGCCCACGCCGCACTCAAGGCCGGTACCGAAACCGAGAGCGCCGAGCGCCTTATCGCCGACGCCCGCAAGGAAGGCAAGGTGCTGGCCGCCGAGCAGGACTACCTCACCCAGTTCGCCGAACAGCAAGGCGTGGCCGCGCTCAAGGGGCTGATCGACGCCCGCCCGGCGGTGGCGGCGCTGAAGGGTACCCAGACCGAAGAGAAGGCCCCGCCGGCATCCCCCCAGGGCGGCCTGACTCAGGAGGAGCTGGCGGTGTGCAAGGCCACCGGGATCTCGCCGGAGCAGTTCAAGAAAACCAAAGGGGCCTGAGCGGCTCGGGCACCCATCTCAAATTAAGAGGCACGCATCATGGCTTTGACCACCGATCGCAATACCCCCGCCCGCGAAGGGGCGCTGTTCCAGGACCCGGTCGCGGCGTCCGCCAAAATCTACGCCGGCGGCCTGGTGGTGCTCAACGCCACCGGTTACGCCGCCCCGGGCTCCACCGCTACCGGTCTGACCGCCCGCGGCCGCGCTGAAGAGCAGGTGGACAACAGCGCCGGCGCCGACGGTGCCCTGAGCGTGAAGACGCGTTCCGGCTGCTTCCGGTTCAAGAACGACGCCAGCATCAACCGCACCCACATCAACAAGACCGCCTACATCGTCGATGACGAGACGGTGGCGGCCACCGACGGCACCGGTACCCGCTCCGCCGCCGGCACCATCGACGACGTCGACAGCGACGGCGTCTGGGTGCAGGTGGGTTAACCCGCCGCTTTCCGATCCATTGCAGACCAAGGTAACCCCCTATGATCCTGAATAAAGCCAGCCTCGGCGCCATGTTCGTGGCCTTCTCGACCGCCTACAACGAGCGCTTCCACAGCACCCCGAGCCAGTGGGAGCAGATCGCCACCCCAGTGCCCTCATCCGGCAAGAGCAACGACTATGGCTGGCTGGGCCAGTACCCGCGCCTGCGTGAGTGGATCGGCGATCGCCAGATCAAGAGCATGGAGGCCCACTCGTACAGCATCACCAACAAGAAGTTCGAATCCTCGGTGGGCATCCCCCGGGACGATATCGACGACGACAGCTATGGCGTCTTCACCCCCCTGTTCCAGGAGATGGGCTTCGCCGCCAAGACCCACCCCGACGAGTTGGTGTTCGCCCTGCTGGCCGACGGCTTCACCGAGACCTGCTACGACGGCCAGAACTTCTTCGACAGCGATCACCCGGTGGCGGACGCCTCGGTCTCCAACCTGCAGGCCGGCGCCGGCAGCCCCTGGTTCCTGCTCGATACCCGCCGCGCCCTGAAGCCGATCATCCTGCAGCGGCGCCGCGACTACGCCCTCAAGGCGATGACCAACATGGATGACGAGAGCGTGTTCATGAAGGACGAGTTCCGCTACGGGGTGGACGCCCGCCTCAATGTGGGCTTCGGCTTCTGGCAGCAGGCGTTCGGCTCCAAGGCGGCCCTGGACAAGACCAACTTCGACGCCGCCTACGCCGCGATGATGGCGTTCAAGAGCGACGAGGGGCGCCCCCTGGGGATCAACCCCAATCTGCTGCTGACCGGTCCCAGCGGCCGCGCCGCCGCCCTGGACGTGGTCAAGGCCGAGCGCGACGCCAACGGCGCCACCAACACCAACAGGGATGTGGTCGAGGTGCTGGTGGTGCCCTGGTTGGCCTAAGCCGCCGCTCTGAGTATCGCCGGGACGGGCAACGTGCCCGTCTCAATTCAACCGACATCCCAACCACTGGAGTACTCATGATATGGCTAAGACGCTTGTCATTATTTGCGCCGCACCCACGGGTTACCGCCGCGGTGGCGTGGCTTTGGCGCAGGGCGAGAATCGTTTCGCCCTGGCACGGTTTTCGGCAGCGCAGCTGGCGCAGCTCGAAGCCGATCCCCGCATTACCCTGGTTGCAGACGCCGAAGCGGCAGATCCGGGTGATCCGGCTGAAGGGCCCCTGGTCCCTGAGCGCCTGGCAGAGCTGCTAGCCCACATCCAGGCGCTGGACCGCGACGATGCCAGCCTCTGGAAAGAGGACGGCAGCCCGAAAGCGATCGCCTTTCCCAAGGGCACCACCAGCGATGAGCGTGCCGCCGCCTGGGACGCCTTTACCCAGCGGCTGGACGGCGCTGAGTAATGGCCTACTGCACCCGCGCCGACCTGGAGGCCCGCTTCGGCGGCGACGTGATCGCCGACCTGGAGTACGGCAAGCCCAACGCGGTGACCGAGGCGATCGCCGACGCCGACAGCCTGATCGACAGCTATGTGGGCGCCCGCTACGGCCTGCCCCTGGCTACGGTGCCGCCGGTGCTGACCCAGACCGCCCGCGACCTGGTGCGCTACGCCCTGGATATCGAGCCCACGGAGGTGGTGCGCCAGCGCCGCGACGCGGCGGTCAAGTTCCTGGAAGCCCTGGCGCAGGGACGCGCCACCCTGGGCGTGCCCCAGGCGTCCGAGCCGGCCAGCCTCGACACCGCTGAGATCCAGTCCGACGGGCATGTGTTCAAGCGCACCGACAGCCAGGGGTTTATCTAGGTGTTGGCCGAGATTCAGGCGCGCCTGCAGGCGCTTCCCGCCAGCGGCATCGACAGCGTCGGTACCGCCCTGGGCATGGCGGCGGTGAGCGAGCAGGGCGCCAAAAAACCGGTCGAGCTGTTTGTGGTGCGCCTGAGCGAGCGGCCCCAGGGCAAGCGCGCCACCAGCGGCCCGCCGAGCCAACTGGTCAACGACCGCATCGGCGTGGTGTTCGCCGTGCGCAGCCTCAACGACCCCGGCGGCGACCGGGCCGGCGCGCTGCTGGAGACGGTGCGCGCCACGGTGCGCCAGGCGCTCTACGGCTGGCGACCCGCGTCCGCCCACACACCGCTGCTGCTGGGCCCCGGCGACCTGATCAAGATGGAACGCGGGCAGCTGTGGTGGATGGATCAATTCGAAACCAGTCATTACGAGAGGGCAAATCCCGATGGCTAACAAGGCAGAGACCGGCAAGACAGAGACCGGCAAGACAGAGACCGGCAAGACCGCAGGGGCGACCGGCCGGTCGCCCGTACAGGCCCCGCCGAACGGCGGCGGCAGCTATGTCCGTGACCCGCAGACCGGGGCACTGACACGTCAGGAGGGCACCAAGCCCTCAACCTACCAGGAGCGCAAGGCGCTCACTAAAGCAGGGAGTACTCGCTAATGGCTGCGCTTTACGAACAGCATCAACTGGTGCTGGCAAAAATTGAAGGCACCTACGGCGTGGATGCCGCACCCGTGGCGGCCAACGCCATGATGGGCACCATCAAGGTCAACCCGCTGGAGGGCAACGTCGCCAAGCGCAACAACCAGACCGGCTGGCTGGGCAACCAGGGCTCCATCCGCACCGGCAGCTACGTCACCGTGGAGCTGGCGATCGAGCTGGCCGGCTCCGGCACCAAGGATCTGCCCCCCGCCTACGCCGTGCTCTACAAGGCCTGCGGCGTGGCCGAAGTGGTCACCGCCACCACCAAGGTGGATTACTCGCTGATCGACAGCAACTACCAGTCGGTCAGCCTCTACTACTACGCCGACAAGGCGCTGCACAAGGTGCTGGGGGCGCGCGGCAGCGTCAAGTTCGGCCTCAGCGCCGGCGGCATCCCGACCCTGACGTTCAGCCTGATCGGCCTCTACGTCACCCCATCCCACAGCGCCACGCCGCCCACCGGCGACTTCAGCGCCTTCCAGATCCCCCACGGGGTGCACGCCGACACGGTGCCGGTCTGCACCTTCTTCGGCCAGGCGGTGAACATGACCGAGCTGGAGGTGGACCCCGGCATGAAGGCGGTCTACCGCAACGTGGTCAACGACGAGTCGGTGGTGATCTCCAGCCGTGAAGGCTCGGTCAACATCACCTTCGAAGAGCCGCTGGTCAGCAGCGTCAACTTCTTCGACCTGGCCCAGCGCAGCCAGTACGGGGCCCTGGCCTACCAACTGGGGGTGGACGTCACCGACGCCGGCAATATCTTCGAGCTGGCGGTACCGCAGATCCAGATCACCAACGTCAGCCGCAGCTACAGCGAGGGGATCGCCCACCTGCAGCTGCAGGGCGATATCGTGCCCAGCACCCGCAACGCGGATCTGAGCTTTACCCATCGCTAAATAGCCACCGTTAATTCGCCACGGTTAATTCGCCAATTAAACGCTTATCGAATGGAGCCATACCCATGCTGAAACTGA